TTTTTCATCTCTTCGCGTTGTTGGGCTTGGTAATGCTTTACGAAGTCGTTTTCGACGATCTTGCGTGTGACAAATGAATGTTCGCGCACGTCTTTGACGTTTTTGGATTCTCGACCTTGGTCAAACATGAAAAACGGACCCATTTGTCCTTCCATCTTCAAGGATTTTTGGTCAAGTTTGGGTCCAATCCCTAAATCCTGTTTCTTGAGAATTTCTTCGGCTAATGCCTTCTGTTGCTGTTCGAAGTTTTGTTGGGATTTGTCTATTCCCATCATCCGTTTGGGATTTTTAACAGCATCATCTATCCAAGGGACTCTCGTTTGCGGAGCTTTAGAATCTCTTAGTTTTTTGTAATACTCAAGTTTATCTCGTGCATTTCTCCCGTCTAAATTTTTCCAAAGGTTTTCCGTAAAACCTTGACCATGAGTGCCTTCTTCTAGTTTCTTTCCTCTTTCTGCATCCGGCGTTTCTGATAACGACTTGTAAAGCTGATATGCCAACAAACTAGCGGCACCAACGCCCGGTGCCGCTCTTAGCATAGTTCCGCCAAATCGCCCAAGCAATATGCCACCAATGCCGCCAGCGCCGCCTGCTAAAGCTTCCCCGATAGCATCGACGCCGCCGCGCACGCCACCTTTAAGGAGACCTTTCAAAAGGTGAACGGGAACCCCCGAGAATAAAGTGTTCCTATCTGTGCTCGCAGACTCTTTCTTTTTCTTCTTCTCTGCTAAATCTTGAAATGTAAATGGATCGAAGTCTTTCTGAGTCGTATTCTCGGCATGCTCTTGTTTGGTTTTTTGAAGACGAGAACTCGTCTTGCGACGTTTACCATCTCGTGTGGTGTCACCAAGATTCTTGGTGAATTTCTCTTCGAGAATAGTCAAACGAGTGTCGAGACGTGCGTAATTCGATTTTATTTCCGTTACTTCACCATCAATCGACGTAAACCGTCCTTCGAATGAGGTTTCAAGTTCATTGGCTTTCTGAAGAGCTTCATTGGCTGTTTTCTTGATTGGGTCGAGATGCTGCTGCATTCCCTTCAAAGTGTCATCAAGAGATGCCTCGATCTTCTTTACAGACTCTTGAAGTGAGTTGATTGAATTTTCATTAGCTTTGAAACGATTGTTGACCGAAAGCAATTCGTGAGAAATGGCTTCGGCTGTAATCTTGAAACTGGCTGCAAGCTTTGTTGGGTCTTCGGAGAAATCGACACTGTTGCCCATCTTATTGGCAAAATATTCACCGATGACGCCGCCGCCTCCGATACGCGACATAATGTTGAGTTTGATGACGTTTTTAGCCGCCGTCAGCTTTTGCCCAACATTGGCACGGCGAGCTTGGAAAATGGCTTCGCCCGCCATTCCAAACGGTTGCAAGAGGCGCACTTCGGCGCCTCGCAAGGCTCTTGCTGATATAGCGCCGGGAATTTGTTTCCATGAGTTGACTGGAGAAAAAGCCCGATCATCACGAACCCGTCGCTTCTCGGCATTGGCATTCAACGTTTCGGCGGAACGGAAGATTCCTTTGGATAATTGGCGCGATTTCTCTACTGCCGATTCGCGGTCCGCATTATTCTTCGCGACAATTTCTTTCGACTTATTTTCCTCGTCGTCCGCCATGGTGTCGTTGAATGTCCTGATCTCGGAGGGACTGTAATCTCTCCATTTCTGCTTTGTTTGCGAGATAAGTGTTCAGCATGGAAATGAACAAATCCCGTTCGAATGGAATGAGTGACATCATCTCCGATATGGGGAAATTATGATGATACGAGAGATTGAAAAGATCATCATAGTATTTCCCCAATGTCGAATAAGACATCAGAACGTAAAAAAATCCTCCACCGTCCTTTGTACGATCTTCTGTTCTTTGCCATTGGCGTTTGTGTAAGTCAGTTCATTGTATAGGCTCGGGAGATTGGTGAAAAACTTCCGGATTTCCGTATAGAATTTGGCTGGCAATTGATCGACGAAAGCGACGATTTCTTCCGACTTGTATTCAGAGGCATCATGTACAACACCTCCCGAGAATACCTTGTCGAGACAAGTTGCCAAGAGCTTGTTGAACACTCCATCTTCATCCAAGTCAAAAAACTCTTTGGTTGTGTAAACAGACATCGGAGGATACTTCAGGGTAAAACTGATATCTTGATTGACTTTGAACTTAGGCGATACGTCTTCCGGAAACTTGACTTCAATTTTATTCAGTTCGATATCGAAGGAATACGTCTTGCCGTCTTCCTGATCTTGATACTGAACCTTTGAGATATCCGATACAGAAACCGCTCGGATTCGCGTGAACAGATATTCCACGTCGAAAAGCGGCAACTTCAGAACGTCAATCCCTTCGTCGAGGATACAATTCTGAGTGATCTGTGACATCGCTGCGAAGAAATCCGCCACTTCGCCGCCTTGCCGTGCCATGAGAAGGATGCGCTCTTCCTTGACTTCAAATGGACGTACCTTGATCATTTTCTTCTTAGAAGGAATTTCCACGTCATAAATGGGAGCTTTGATCTTGGGTAGCATAGTAAACCTTTCGCTTCATCAATTGGGAGAAGTTGCCGAAGATTCTTCGGCATTCAGTCTTGTCGTAATGTAGTCTAGATATTCGAATTGCACGCCGAACCGAGAGACGTTGTTATTGTCAGCCCAATTCAATTGCATGTCGAGAATGTTGGATGGAAAAGCTTCGAAACAAATCGTTCTGTTTGTCATCATACCAAAATCTTGGGAATCTTCGTAAGTTTCTGGCAAATGAAAGATTGCCACATCAACCACATAATCTTGTTTATAACGCAATTCATATGGCGCAATTGATGCCAATGTTGAAGTCGAAACAAGCCCATCTGGATGAATGCCGGATTGAAAATCATGATCATAAATGAAGCTGATCCATGATTGGAAGAACTTCCAAAGTTGTCCACGTCCGTCTCCAATAATCGTCATCTGCAACGGGCTCGGAGCGCCGTTGAATGGACGCTTTTCGGCTGGACCATAGGCGTAACGTCGTGCTTCAGCCGTCGCCAATTGGTATCCGGGAAGGTTTACCGCTTCACAGAAGTATTCGATTTTGTTCCCAAAATCACGACCGACTTGCGCCAATCCGGCTGGGGGGACAAACGATACGAAGAACCTATTGGGCTTTGCAACGCCGCCAGATTCATCAAGAATTGCCTTGAACTCTTCGACACTAAACCTTGCCATGAACTATCCTTAGAAGCTGCCGCCCGAGCGGATTTTCCGCATAGACTCTGAATGGACCCGAGACATCGGTGCCTTCTCGAAGCGCTCCAGCGGCAAATACAGCGCCATATTCCACACGTCTGGTTCCAAAATGTAAATGCGCGAGCGGAGATGCCCGTAAAGGTACCTCTTGATCGTCGGGATGAACTGGGGAATTTTCACCGACGTTTTCATGATTTGATATGAGAGCATAATTCGTTTGTTCTCATTGAGATGTGTGTTCTTGATGACGCGATTGTTGATGGCATCCATAAGCAAAGCACGTTGTCGATGTGGCAAGTAATGGAAGTTGAGCCCAAGAAATCCATTCTTGTATAATTCAATCGGCATGATCATTGGGTATCGGTCGTAATAGGGAAGCTCTTTCTTCAGTTTCGGATCATAGTAGAACATACAAAGGCGACCGATATGTGCTTGATACATCCGAACCACAAATCGTTTCGGGTTTGCTTTCATGACATCATTACCTGCCATCGGCAATTTTTTCAAGTCAGATGCATACTTGCGATAGGCTTCCATGGCATTGGCAACCTTTTCCGGAGATGCCTTTTTCAAGTCATCAACGAATGAATCGGTTATCTTGCGTAGTAACGGACTATCTCGATATTTGTCAGCCATGGCAATCCTTTGAAATGGGTCAAATACTTAGCCCGTAAATTTCCTTTTCAGTCAAAATTTTGAAAGTCCATCCGCGTTTCTCGCAAAAGGCTTTGGCGGCTTTCCATTTTGCGGTGTTAGTGGCATATGTCTTGACTTCATTCAGCAACGTCTTTTGTTTTTTCTTATCCGTTTTTTTAGGCGGCAATGTTTGCGCATATGGCTTGACTTCGATCATATGGGTTTTGATAAGACCTGATTTGGTTTTCACTTTGATCACGAAATCTGGGAAATATCGCCTAAGATTACCGCTTACGGGATCGAGGTATGGAATTGCTCGTTCTTCGGATTGCCATTCGATGATACTCGAAGACGAATCGAAATATCGCATGCAAGTCAATTCCCATTGTGACCTGAAAACGATGTTAGTTGGATTTCCTCTGTATTTCTGAGGATTGTTTGGGCGAAAGAACCCTGTTGCGGTTTTGGAGCGGGGCATAAGTATCCATTGAATTTCTTTCACTATTTATGGGTCTCAGATGGCTGATTTCACGAACAATCGAACTTATTCACAACCATTCTTTCGCACAGTGCGTTCGAATTCACCACAACGCGCAATCGATGATGCTGCGTCTCAACGTGGAATAACAAGAACCATCGGATTTCCGTCTGATACTCCAAAATACTATACTTTGATTTGGGAACACAGTTGGGTTGGAACATCAGATGCGTCACGGTCCAATAGTGATGCCGGAATCGTAAGTCGATCGTTGGAAGCCAGGGGAACACTAAGACCTCTGGCAGCTTATCGTCTTCCGCTCCCGACGCACATCACGGACGGGCATGAAATCAACTACGACTCTGAGTTCAATTGGATGGAAATCTTTGGAGGAATCGCCAGAGGATTAAATGCATGGGCAACGCAAAGTATAGGGATCGCGATCAATAACTTGAAGTACGTCACCTTGCTTGCTCCGAAATTCCGCGCCTATGCCTATGAATGGAAACTACATCCAAAGAACGCGGCAGAGTCACAAGCGATCCGTGATATTTACACGGGGATAAAGCGCGGCATGCATCCGTCGAGATTTGCCGGAAGACTTGGATTCCATTTCCCGAATGTATTTTGGCTTGGCTATTATCCAAATGCTGACCAATTGACGAAATACAAACCAGCCGTCATTACGTCTTGCGTCATCGACTATCAAGGTGGCAATCCAACGGCTGCATTCTTCCGCAACACCGAAGCTCCTGAATCCATTATCCTGCGACTGTCGTTTCTCGAACTCGAAGTTTGGGTCAGTGAAAACTTCGCAAACGCAACTGCGCGCGCCGACGGGCAGCCATCCGATCCATTTGATGCAACCGATTGGTTTACCGTACGATGAGATATTTTGGCAGCTTCCCAACGACAGTTTACGCGAACACCAACGTTGTCGATATTTCACGACGCGTGAAGATCATCGATCATGGAAGAAATTCACCGTTCCATTTCCATCCTTACGACATCAAATACCATCTGAGAAGTGACCAAATTGCCGAATACTATTACGAAAATTCGTTCTTAGATTGGTTGATTTATGTCTCCAACGGTATAACCGATCCATACTACGACTGGTATCTTTCGGAAGAACAAATCGATGATCTCGTTCGACAAAAATACGGGTCAATTGAAACTGCCAAACGCAAAATCAAGTATTTCGTCAACAATTGGTACGAATATGCCGACACCGAAATCTCGATTTCTCATTACGAGAATACGTTGGCGCGGACCTTGAAGAAGTATTACGATCCGAAATATTCCGAAGACGGCAAAATACTCGCCTATCGGCGCCGTCGTGTTGATACCACGATGAACACTAATCGTATCATCGACTATACGATTGATGCTTGGAACTCCGGTAATACTTTTCAAAGTGGTGAACTCTTGAAGATATGGCAACCGGGCGAATGGGTCGGATCGGGAGAAGCCGTGTTCTCCAATACGACAACTTTTCGCGTACAATCAGTGCTTGGGAATACTTTCGCTAACTCGACAACCAACGTTTACATCGTCGGAGAAACGTCAGCATCTAACGTTTCGGTAAACAATTCCAATACGATGATCGAAAATATCGGAACCGATGAAAATGTGTTTTGGACGCCGATGTATTTTTACGATTGGGAAATCATGCGCAACGAACAAAAGCGCACGATCCGCTTGGTTGACAGTTCAGTCATCCCGTTTGTGCTTAATGAAGTTCGTGAGAAATTATCACAACCATGACATCGACGCCAACAAAGGTTATTCTTTATCAATGCTCGATCGGCGGTGTTCCCTTTGCCGAAATTCACGGCGAAGGTCGTCGCACCGATTATTTTCACGTGCAAGAGCTACGCATTTACGAGGACAACTGCAAATTTTACTTTACCGGGCAGTTAGTCATCGAAGCACAACTCAACACCTTTGAGATGTTTTTGGCGCCGCAAGCCGAAGTGATCATTGCCTTTGCCGCGCCGCCAAATTCTTTCGTCTATCAGGAACGCTTCCGAGTTTATTCGTATGAATCCAAACCCCGTGAAGGCGACATCGTTGGATCGATGGTTATTACAATCTCCCTGATTGGAGACGAATATTACAAGGACAAATCAAGTCAAGTTCAACAAAACTTTGCCAACATAACCGGCAGTGCGGCTGCTTCACAAATCCACAACGAATACATCGCTCATAATGGAGGATTGGTGCATCAGCTTCAATCTATTGGAATGATTGGGCAAACCTTACATCCGCATCAAGTGCTTTCCAAACAGCCATCTAAAGCCATTTACGACATTCTCGACAAATCCGTGTTTCCGGTTCCGTCTTCGGGACCAGCCGTCTATTTTCGTAATAAGCGAGGTTATGTCATCGATCCTTTGGAACATCTCATAAAAAACGCCACAATTCGGGCTGGATTTATTCATTTCCCCGGACGTATGCGCGATATGCCTGATATGCTGTCCGCTTGGAATGATGTGATCCATTTCCGTCCGATGGCGCCCCCCGGAGAAGATCGCGGTGGAGCCAGAGGCGTCGAATTTGACGGCATGTCTAAGGTTTTGTCATCCTTGGATTTGGCGGAAGGAAACTCGGTCACGGGCAAAGGTTCGGGCGGCTCGGGCTATGGTTCGGGCGTCAGCAAAGCCATTATCGACTCTTGGCGTCAACTTGCAAGCGTCGATAAGAACGGTCCCGGAGGCTACGAAGCACGTGAAAAAGCCTTCCTTGCCCAGCTAACTTACAGCCCTAAATATTGGACTTCAGTGCCCCTGCAAAGTGGAATCAATGTGACGGTTGGCGAACGTATCAATGTCACATATCAAGTCGCGTCCGAAATACAGACGAAAACGATTTGGGTTGCCAGATTGATCCACGAATTGAGGTTCACGGAAGGTCGAGATCGAAGTGCGGTCGCCGTTAATGGAACCACGGATCTTTTCGGTGTTGCATTTTCAGGATAATTGATAATGTCAAACTATTCTAAGAACTCATTTTGGTGGAACGATGGGAGGATCGAAAAACGATCCAAAGTGCGTCCCGGTGATAGTTTTGTAAAAGGAAAAATACCTAAATCCTCTGAAGAGATAAAGGAGAAATTTTGGTCTACGGTTGACGTTCGGGATGAAGATGACTGTTGGGAATGGAAAGGACTTTGTGCTAGTTGTCATATGCCGTATGGAAGATTTTATTTTGAAAACAAAACCCAAGAAGCTCACAGAGTTTCGTGGAAACTAACAAAAAACGATCCTGGAAAATTATGTGTTCTCCACAAATGCGACAACCCGAAATGCGTGAACCCAAATCATTTATTTCTAGGAACCAAAGGCGATAACAATAGAGATCGAAATTACAAAGGACGCACCAACGTTCCGAAAGGCGAAGAACACAAACTAAGCAAACTTACTGATGGAGATGTTTTTATTATAAGACGTCTTTATAATGAAAGTTATGGAATTTCAGAAATTGCTAGGCGCTATGGGGTTTCCAAGAGCACCATTTGGAATATAATCAGAAGAAATACGTGGAAACATGTCATATAATGATAACAATCCGTCTGATAATGATGGCGTAACGAAAAGACAAGAAACTGTCATAGGAGTAGTGGTCAGCAATCGCGACCCAGAGCAAACGGGACGTGTCAGAGTTCGCATTGTCGGTGAACAAGACGACATGAAAGTCTCCGACGACGATTTGCCTTGGTATCCCGTCATGACTAATGGGTTTCCGCAAGTCGGTGGCGTCGGAAGATTTCCCACGGGCGGCATGTATCTTCCCGGCTCGCGTATTGTCATGCGAAATCTCGGGCAGCAAGGCTTCGTGATCGAAGGCGCCATCCAAAACTCGCAAACCCAACAAGGCACCGAAGGACGCCATCCGGAATCAACGTCAACGTCGCCCGTCATCGTCAGAGACGGAAAAGAAGCCATGCATCGCCGGGTCCATGAAGGCTCGAAGGCAATGACCGAAATTCAAGAAACAACACAGAAAGTTATGGGAGTCTTGAATGGCGAAGTACAGAACATATGGGAAAGGGTTTCGGGCGACGAGAAAGTCAAAAAGATCGTCGAAGAAGCTAAAACGTCGGTTCAGTATTTGGAACGAGCAGCGGCGCGGACAAAGCAAGGCGACAATCCGATGCCGTTTTCGACCGACCCATGGGACTACGCTCGCAATGCTCAGAAATTCTTACAAAAAGTCCCCAATGGCGAGTTGATCAAAAATTCAACCGCCATGTTAGAGAATTTGAAGAAAGTCGCTCAACAGTCGCTCAACCCGCAACAGATCATGTCTCTCGGCGGAGCAGGCAACATTATGGGAGCACTTCAATCCATTATGCAATTTCTCCAAAAGCATACCCCTAAGAAAAAGAAAGACGAAGAAACTGAGGAAGAAAAGAAGCTTCGCGAAGAATTGGAGAAGTTGGAAGAACGCAATCGCGACCCATCCGAAAATCTAAGTGACACACCAGTATCGTAAAGGAAACCATGTCGGAAACTTATTATAAGAAATCTCCCGATCGTCCCCAGATGGATGAAACCCCCGAATCTGAATACCCATACAACAACGTGTGGCAGTCTCCGGGCGGCATGCGCATTGTATGGGGAGATCAACGTGGCAAGGAATGCTTCAAGCTTTACCATCCATCCGGAACATACGTCGAGTTCTTTCCCGATGGAAAACTCTCGACGACGATTCTCGGGGAAAATAAGCAATACAACAAAGGCGGCGTGACGCTGACTGTTGATGAAAACATGGACGTGCATGTGTCGGGGCACCAACGTATGTCGGTTGGTGGCGGAAGTCATATCGAAGTTCAGGGAGATTGTGGCGTGGTTGTGGGGGGGACCGTAGCTGTAGCTGGCTTAGGTGACATGGCGATATCAACCAAAGGAAATCTGTACTTGGGGGTCGATAAAGATTTGAATCTGAATGTAGGAGGAAACTTCAATCAACAAATCAAAGGAAAAATCGACATCGGAAGTGGCGGGGAAACCACACACCAGAGTACGAAAATCGCATTGAATCCAAGTGATGGGATGAGTGGTTATAAATCATAATTTACAAACTCAGGAGAATAGATAATGACAAAAAGTGAAGGGATATACTCCCCTAACAGAAGACCATATGAAGTTCGGAAATGAAGTCAAAGAAATGGAAGAACGAGTCATGCGGCTTCTCGATCGACTGATGGACGATCCGAACACAGACAAGCGAGCCGCCGCAATTGCCAGAACTGACATCCAAACGAGTTTCATGTGGATAGTTCGCGGCATCTTCAAACCACAACGTATCCAACTTCCGGAAGATAACGATGCCGCGCGCCCACAGACATGATGACGAGCGTCAATGTATGGCGACAACGGTTGTCGTCGGGCAAAGTAGCGTTTTCTGCAACGGCAAACTTTGGGCGGTCGATCGCGACCCAAATTCGCACGGTGCAGGTGAACTCATTCCGTCCGGATCGTCGGTGACAATCAACGGCAAGAGAGTCATTGTTCACAGACCAGATTCCGCCGAAATTGATAGTTTTATCCATATCACTCCATTGACAAACACCGCTCAAGGTTCGGGAGATGTCACCGCTTATGGATAATTGTGCTTGACTTGTTGTTCGACGACAAGTAAGTCTGCCTTCAGATGCTAGTGAAGTGTTTCCGAGCCTCCTTGAAGACGTACACGGCGTGAGCACTGGCATCAGACCCCGCAGAGCGATATCTAATAAGCTCTCGGGGTTATTTTTTGTCCAAATTTTGGTTTGCCCAATCGTCCGCGCGCCCTAATCTCGCCATCACCCCGGTCCATAGGGCTTCATCGCCTGAGACGTATGAGGGACGGAGCGGGGATATGCAAGATACGGTTTGGATATGTCGTGGCGGGGCACATAAACAGCGCCGTCCGTCTGATCGAGAGGCGCCCACCATGGCGAGCCAAGTATCTTGACAGACTCCAGCTCGAATTGCTAATTCGAGAGATCAAGAACCAAAGCTAAATCTGAAGAAAGGAATACCAATGTCTGACGAGAACGTTACGAATCTGCCCGAGGCGCCGAAAGGTGCGCCCAAGCCAAAGTCCCCTGATGTCATTCTCAATGAGATCAAAGCCAGCTTCCAAAAGCAAAAAGCCGAAGCCTTCAAGGCAAAAATACAGG